TATCGTAAACGGGGTAACTGCGCAAGCGGAAATCAATATGCGTACTGCCGCCGATGGAAGGCATCAGCCGTTCATCACAACCTTTACGCTGCCAGACGAACATCCGGCTTGGTCTGAAGGTACTATCATGGTACAGGCTATGGATAACACTACGCCCATACCAGGTGAAGCTACGGCTCTAACAAGCTCGGCAACATCGAACATTATCGGCGTGCTTCAAAGCCGTGTGGCCAAAAATGAAACGTCGGGTAACGTTATGATTCACGGGTCATGCCCCGCCGAGATTTTAAAGTATGTTCCGTTAACAGGTCCTGTTGACGCGACAGCCGCACAAATCGCAGCTCTTAGAGTTGCAGGCATTTACGTGTAACAGGAGGCACGTTTTAATATGTGGGATTTTTTAAAGAAATTTTTTGTTATTGAAGCATTGGTAAATACCCTTAACAGGCTGCCGCCAATACGCACATTTATCATGGATTTAATTTATCCGGAATCGGTTCGCTGGAACCATCCAAAAGACAAGTTAGCCCATGCGGATCTCGGATTACCGGAAAAAAATATTCCGTTAATAACTCGCGGCTCGTCGTCTTACGCGGTACCTTTGAACAAGACATCGCTTAAATTAATTGACCCGGCGAATATTACGCCGTCTCTTATTTTGAACGCGCAGGAAATTAACGAGATGAGATCGCTTGGCTTGGCGCAACAGCAGCAGTTAGTTGATAAAAAAATCGACAAGCTGCGAAAGATTGTAAGAAAAACTACCGAAGCGATGGCTATCCAGTCAATCACCGGTAAAATCTCATACGATATTCGTATGGCAGATAACACGATGGATACTTACGAAGTTAATTTTGGCACGCCTAGAACAGTCCCTGTCGCCAAAAAATGGGATGCGGACGGTACAACAGCCGGAGACATCACAGCTTCAATCGGACAAATAATCGACAGTTTGCAGGAAACTTCAGACGGTACCGATCTTGTTTTCCTTTGCGGTTTTGATGTCTATTCCGCGCTTGTTGCAAAAGCAGGAAAGCTTAACAACAGCGACCTCATCAAAGTATTCCCCGATCATGTTCAAATTGGAAACGCCAAGTTTATCATTTGTTCAGCTAAGTATTACAGCTACAAGACAAAAACATACACAAAGGCAATTAAAGAAAAACACGTCGTAGCAATCGCTAAAGACGACGCTTTCAGCCTCGCGTATTGCGCGCTTGATTCGCTGGATGCGAATTTCGCGTCACTTCCGTTCTTTATCAATCAGGTAAAGATGGATGATCCTGAAGCTTTAAAACTTATCGGACAGGCAAGACCGATGCCGATTCCAAACGTTGACGCGATCAGAGAAGCGCAGGTTATATCCTAATGGAAGAACTGGGTATAGACGACATTCCAAGCGAACCGCCAGCTGAACTGGAAGCAGTATTGGCGACCTTCAACCCTTTGGGAGATCCGGTAACACCGGTGGAGGTAGCGGAACGTTTATCAAGAAATCTCTATACCCAACTTTCTGATGGATCGGACGATACCGTCTGGGGCGCGATTTCCCGGGCGGTTATCTATATTGGTACGGTGCTTCGCCGGTTTAAAGAACCTTACGATTTTGACAACAGTATCATTCGAGAGATTGTACTGATACATACGATTTATGAATTGCACATAGCGTTAGGTCATGAAGAAGCGGGCAAAGAGTATCGAATAAAAGCAAGGGACATTATTCGTGCAGCCTGGGGAGATTTCCCGGAAAGCGATTCGCCGCCGGAAAAAGGCGCGGCTGCCGCGGTAGCGGTACCGCCAAAGCGGACAAAGCCGTGGTAATAAAAGCGTTAGACGATCTTTCTAACGCTCTTAAAATGCCGGGCAAAATTGCGGCAATCGGCAGTATGGCTGCGGAATTAATACGCACCAAGATACATCGAGGAGACGGTTTTGAACCGTTATCCCCTGCGACAGCCGCTTATCGAGGGCAGGGACGGCCGTTACAGGATACAGGTTCTTTACGTGATTCAATTACTTTTAAAAAGGTTGATGATCGAACTGTAAGTATCGGTACGAACAAACCTTATGCGGCGATACAAAACAACGGCGGAGTTATCCGGGCAAAGAAAGAATGGCTTTGGATCCCCGCTGCCGGCACGCGGAAATTACAGCGGCGTTACGGTTATAGTCCGACAGAAGTTTTGCGAGGATTAAAAACGGATGGTTATTCTGTTTTTAGAAAAGGCAGAACAATGTGTTATCGGGAAAAGAAAAGAAAACGTAACGAACAAGGTGATCTAAAAAACGTGGATCATGTTTTGTATTACCTTAAAAAGTCGGTTGAAATTCCGGCACGTCCGTTTTTCTATTTAAATGATCGAGACATGGAATTATTGATGAAGGAGTTTGGCAGTGAACTTAAACAGTTATGAAGTTCTATGCGCCTTTGCAAATCAGCTTGAACGTAATATTAGCGGAGAGACTTTTAAAACTAAAGTTGTTGTAACGCCTTCGTCTATTAATGAAAAAGGTGTCGTAATAAAAGTATCTTTGCTTAAAACATTTATTCCTGATGATGTTCCAGCATCAAGAGCAAGCAGGACGTTGCGTTTGCGCGTATCGGTAACAGGTACTGCTGAAAGTCTTACAGGGCTTAAACAGGCAACTGAAGCGATAGAAGCACTTGATAACTATCTAATATCAAAAGACTTGCGTTTGGAACTTGGTGGAAAATCTTCACTAATGAAAGTACCAAACAGCCGCATTACTCAAATACTTAATCAGGAAGACAGCTTTATAGATAAACCTGATTCAACTGCCGTTCAAGACGTGCAGGACGATCGATTTGTTATTATAACGTTTCCACAAGGAGGAAATTAATGGGTATTCATACAACCAAATACGAAACCAAAAACGGGAAAACCCGAAAGGTTAAAGAAACTAAAAACAACGCGCCGGATTCAAAGCCCGGCAGCGGACAAAAACCCCAAACCGGTGATCCGGTTAAATAAGGAGCGAAAACATGGAAAAAAATCTAAAGGTCTTAATAGGCGATGACAGCATGATCTTCACAGGCGATCTTAGTGAAATAGAATTTGAAAGCGATATGGATAAAACAATTTCCGAAATAACATCACTTCAACCGCCGTCAGATATCAGACATATAATGTGTGTCATTACCGCTATCGGCGTGAATTCAATTTTTCCTGAAGGTCTTATTAAAGGGGATCTGTTTCCGGCTACGGGAACGGAAGTACCCGCGGCAGGTGATAAGTTCCGCGTGTTAAACCTTACTCATATAGCGGACGCTTCAAGCTGGAGTTTGTCTATTACGCAGGGTGAAATTGATGTTACACGTCTTAATGACAGGTTCCGAAAATACCGACTTGGTAAAAAAGACGCGCAGCTTTCTCTGTCATCAATTTTTACGGTTGGCGAATCAGATCAGCCGGGCGGTGTAATTAACCGCAGTATGAAGCTTGTCAAAAAAACAAAAGACGGAGTATACACCGTAAGTGATGAAGCAAACCGAGCGTTATATATGCTTGGTTATGCTAACAAAGCGGCTTTGCCTGAAGAAACTGATTCTTTTGTGTTTGCGCAGATTTATCTTTATAACGCAAGACTCGGCGGACAATCAGGAAACGCACAATCTTATGATGCGTCAGGAAGACTCACAGGAATGGATCCCGTGTTCTATTCACTTGAAGCTCAAGAAATGTAGGGGGATTTAATGAAACTTACAATATCAAAAGAAGGAACATTCATACCCGAATTTAACGATAATAAAAAAGAAGTGAGTACCGATCAGATAATAGTTCGATACCGGACTCCTACACTTGCCATGAAAAACCGCTGTCGCAGTAAACCTCAAGCTAAAGGTATTGCCGGCGCGGACGGGAAAATGGAAAAAATGGAAATCGTTATTGATAAAGACGAACTCGCGACATTACGCGAAATGCTTATCAGTATCGAAAACGTTTCTTACGGCGAAGGAAATACCGAACACAAAATTACTACCGCGCAGCATCTTATCGACGCGCCGGTTGTGTTTGAACCGCTTCTAAAAGAGATCGTCAAAGAATTTGACCGTATCCTGGATGAAGCAAGTATTGATGAAAAAAACTAAGAATTGCTTACCGGGTATACCGCGCCGGTAAGCATAAAGCAGACGTACTTCCGGGGCGCAACCCGCTCTGGAATACGCGAGTTAAAGACGAACGCGGACAGGATATTTTTATTCCCGTAAAGGATGCGGCATCTTATATCACCGAAGATTTTTTTGCGGCGCTTGATGTTTTTTATAAAAGCGAAAACTTGGGATGCCTTCCTTTTGCGGGAGGCTGGGCGCAGCAGCCGGAATGGATAATACGCGCGTTATCCGCATTGAAAGCAGAACGTTATCAAGTAGATGAAGAAGATCGTGTATTAAAACAACAGCAAGAAGAGGATCGCAGGAAATATGTCAGATAAAACTCTTGAGTTACAGATACGCATCGCCGCTGATGAAGCCGCAAGAATAGTATCGTCACTCAAGGATCAAATCAAAGAGCTTGCCGAGGAATCTGGGAAATACGCTAAAAAAGACGGCGAAGCGTTGAAAGAATCTTTTAAAGAAGCCGAAGATGCCGCAAAAGATACTAAAACGGGTATCGAAGGTATTGTTAAAGCTGTCGGCAGTTTGACCGAAGTAATTATCGCAACAAAAGCATTATCAGTTATTAAAGACATGGGAGCCTTCGCGCTTACTACCGCCGATAATTTTCAAACAGCAAGAAATCAATTCGGTGTTTTATTAGGTGACATGGAAGCGGGCGCCGGGTTATTTAATCAGATAAAAGAATTTAACGATGTTACTCCTTTTGATCTTGATACACTCACACAGGCAACAAATGTTTTAATATCCGCCAAAGTTCCGCTTGTAGATTTACAAGACCAGCTGACAAAGTTCGGTGATTTATCACAGGGTAACTCTCAAAGAATGACAAGTTATATAAACGCGTTCAGCCAGGCTTCCGCCAAAGGCAAAGCCGATATGCAGGTTTTAAATACTTATCTTAATCAGGGCGTTCCCATTCTTGACGCTCTTGCCAGAAATTTTGGCGTAACAACAGCGGAAATTGTAGAAATGTCCAGTAAAGGACAAATCAGTTTCGCTGATTTTTCAAAAGCAATAGACGATCTTACGGCTTCAGGCGGACAATACTTTGGCGGCATGGAACTTGCTTCTAAAAGCTTAGCCGCAATGCAGGAAGGATTAACAGAAGCGACAAATACATTGGCGGCATCTTTTGGCGATATGTTAATGCCTGTAGCGATTGCGGTTGTAGAAGCGTTAACAAATATAACAAACGCGATAAATGAAAGCCCGTTATTAAAAGGTTTACTTATAGGTGCGATTGTGGCCATTACAGGTTATCTTGCGGCGATGGCAGTTAAAGCAACTATCGCGTTTGCTGCGCAAATGGCGTTAAACTTTGCAATTGGCGCGTTAAACCCTGTTGTACTTGCGACTACTATTGCCGTAGCAGGATTGGCAGCGGGTTATACGATATATGCCGCGAATCAACAAAACGCGGCGCGTGAAACAGAAAATGCCGCATTACAACAATACAAACAAACTGATGCGGTTAATTCCACAGCGAATGCGGTTGCGGCTTTTACCGAAGAATTAAGAAATATGACTGATGTTAATATAAACAATAGTATTGTTTTAATGAATAACGAAATAAGAGAGTTGGAAAATATTATCAGAACTCTAAATCAACAGGTGGCAGAATCATTTAGAGATGGAGATGATGCAAGGGGATTATTATTTTTAGAATTAGTTGCAAGAGAAAGAAGAAATTTAGATCAATTACGCTTACAATTGGAAGCCGCTTTTTATGTTCAAAGTGACAGAAGAACCAGCTGGATAGATTCTATGTATGGTAATTCACCTTTAGCAAAAATTGAACGTGTTAATGAGCAGCTTAGAAAAGCAAATGAATATCTTTCAGGAGAGGATCTTAGTGATTATGATCGAAACCGGTTGCGGGAAATCGTACGGGGCTTAAGAGAGGAACTCGACAGACTTACAAATACAGGTCCTGATATAAATAAATTAGTAGCTGATTGGAAAAATGCCTGGTCAGAAATTTGGGATCAGTTTCAGGCGGATCAAAAAAACGATCTATTTTACAGTATTGATTTGGAACATAGTAAAAAATTAAAAGAAATGCGTGATAATTATGTTCTTGAAAATCAAGAAATTATCGATCAGGTTAATGAATATTACGCCGCACAACGACGCGAAGTAATAAAACAGCTTGAATATGAAGAAGCCAGGATATTAAGAGATATAAGTAAATCAAAAGTTGACGCATTGCATCATGAACTTCAAGAAGCGTTAAAAGCCATTAATACACTCGAAGCGCAGCGCGTTATAGCTGCAGCTGGATCTGAAGCAGAAATAGCCGCTATTCGTGAACGTTTCGCAGGAATGAGAGCTGACACAACATTCAGATTTCAAATAGAAATAGACAAAGCAAAACTGGATGAAGCGCGTGAAGCCGTTAAAAATTGGCAGGAAGAATTATCTGATAATCTATTACTCGCTTTAATGAATCTTAATATTTTTAGTAATAGCGCTTCTGTAATTCTTAGCGATCTTACAATGCAATTAACAGAACTTTCAACTTCCGCAACGCTTTCCGGTTTCGAAGAATTTGGCCGCGCACTCGGTCAGGGTGAAGACGCCGCCGAATCCATGAGCCGCGCTCTGGCGCAAATGGCAAATCAAATATTAAAACAACTCCCCATGATGTTCTTGCAGGCAGGACTTCAATTAATCGCTAACGGTCAATGGCCGCTTGGTCTTGGTTTTGTCGCCGCTGCCGGCTCAAGCGCGATTATATCAGGTTATGTAGAAGGTGCGAGCAAACACGCGCAAGGCGGAATATTTAATGAATACGGACAGGTAGCAAAGGCTTATGCCGCAGGCGGAGCGTTTACAAACCAAATTGTTTCTACACCAACATATTTTCGTTACGGAGGAGGCTTTGAAAAAGGTCTAATGGGCGAAGCGGGACCCGAAGCAATTGTGCCGTTAACAAGAATGCCAAACGGAGATCTTGGTGTTCGTTCTTCCGGAAGCGGAACGAACGTAATAGTAAAAATAATTAATTATTCCGGAGCCGATGTAAGTCAAAGAGAAACTGAAAGTGCGGACGGAGGCAGAGAAATCGAAGTAACTATCGGTAACGCAATTAACAAACATTTGGCGTCGGGTAAAGCTGACAGTGTAATGCAAAGCCGTTTCGGGCAGAGAGCTGTAGGAGTTTAAATGACAAATATATCATGGCCTGATATTTTACCGGCTGGATTACTCGCTGACGGTTTTACCAAACAACCGCAAAGTAATGTTATACGCACAACGATGGATGCGGGTCCCAATAAAACAAGGAGACGTTATACCGCAAGAACTATAAGATTTACAGGTAAACAAATATTTGACGAAGCGGAATTAATGGTATTTGAACAGTTTTATCATATTGTTCTTGCGGATGGTGTTTTACGTTTCTTTTTTTTAGATTCCAGTGCAAACGAAATTGCTGAATTTCGTTTTACAGAAGATTATACTGTCGTTGATGCCGATGGCCAGTTTGCCGTATCAGTACAACTGGAGCGTTTATCATGAGCCGACTATCTCCCGCGGCAACCGAAGCAGTTTTAGCTCCTGAAACGGAAAAAGTATTTTTACATTTACTAACTATTGAAACATCCGCAGGTGTTATGTTGCGTT